CCGTCCAAGATTGCCCTGGCTGCGTCTTTTGCATCGGTCCTGGTAGAGCCATGTAACTGTTCACTCTTCTTTGTTCATTTTTGGGGAGGGAGCGGAAATGGAAAAACAGTAGCGCTGATGCTGGCCGCTTCCGTATGGGCAAATCCAAAAGTAGGGGAATATATTCACACCTTTAACAGTACGGACGTAGGTCAGGAACTTTATGCCGGATTTGTGAATTCTCTGCCTCTGATTTTAGATGAATTTCAGATCCAGAGAAATGATAAAAAAAGTTTTGACAGTACAATCTATAAACTCACGGAAGGAGCAGGACGAACACGCGGGTCCAAGACAGGCGGGCTTCAGAGGGTGCAGACCTGGAGAAACTGCATTTTGAGCAGCGGAGAATCTCCTATCACATCGGCACATTCAGGGGGAGGAGCGATCAACCGGATCATTGAGATTAATACAGAAAATACGAAGTTCTTCCAAAGCGCGAAACAGACCGCAGATTTCCTCATTCACCACTATGGGCACGCAGGAGAAATGTTTATTGAGGAACTGATGAAACCAGAGATACGGGAAATGGCAATCAAGGCGCAGGGTGAATTCTTTGAACAGCTATCCAATAAGGATATCACCGAAAAACAAACGATGGCAGCATCACTGATTTTAACGGCAGATGCGTTAATTGACTTATTGATTTTTAAGGATGGAAATGGGCTGACTGCGGATGAGATGGCAAAATTTCTAGCTACACACAGTGATGTGTCCTCGGATATCCGGGCGTATGAATGGCTGATTGATTGGATTACGCAAAACAGCATCAAATTCAGTGAAGACAACGCGCAGGAGACCTGGGGCAAAAAGGATCACGATAAAATCTGCATTATCCGAAATATCTTTAATCGAGCCTGTGCAGAGAACAATTACAACGCGACATCCTTTCTTTCCTGGTTGAAAAGGGAGGGACTGATTGAGACGGAAGGCAGGGGGTATACAAAGCGAGTTCGGATGAATGGAATTAAATGTCAATGTGTGGTGTTAAAGCTGGATTTGATACCGGAGGGGTTTGAGGAAATACCGGAAAATGAGCAGGAAGTATTTTAACAGTAAATTCAATAAAATTACAAATAATAGAAAATAAAAGAGCCTTTGTGCGGACGTATGGGCGCCTAAAAAACTCTATATGCATTGCAAATACTAGGTTTTACGATTTTGAGATGTGTCCGAACAATTTTCGATTTTAACCATATTTATATTTTACGAGATATACCCCTTACACGATAATAAAAGTATGTATGTATATGTTTCTATAGGGTCAAAAAGTGGTTCGGCTGTTCGGACAGACAGATAAAACGTTGAAATATCAACAATTTTGCGTCCTAACAAGTAGAACGGACATGGTTCGGTCGCTTCGGACAATAAAAAAGAGGTACTAATTATGAATATGAACGCTTTAAAAGAAATTATATCGGATTTAGTCGATAAAGAAAAGACATCCGCAATAAAAAATCACGGATATACACTTAGTGATTATGAGGGACTAGCATTGTTACGCGAGGAAATTTGTGAAGCACAATCGGAAATAAAACTGATTGCCATATGGGAAGTGGCGCTGAAACAAAGCGTGCATCGAGATGAATGCCATCAATATTCAAAGCTTGTAAATAAAATCAAGCAGAAGGCAATCAATGGAGCCTGCGAACTGATTCAGGTGGCAGCCATGTGTGACAAGTTTATAGAGAGTCGAGAGGTGAGGGAATATGACGAATCAGAATAAAACAGAGCAGGATAAACAAAAAGCGATCATCGATAAAATCCTTGCCTGTAAAGAAACGCTCGGACTGGATACGCTTCCAACTGCCCGGCAGCTTGCAGGGTTCGGGATTTATTCACAACAGTTAATATGCGCGGGAGGATTGTCGGAAGTGTCCAGGATAACCGGAATCCCAATGAAAGGGAGAGCCTACGCGAGAGGAAAAAAAGCGAAAAAGTTATCGGAAGAGGAGATTATACAAAAAATCCTGGACAGTAAAGAAGCACTTGGAATCGATCATCTGCCAACGCTTGCTCAGCTTTATGAAATCGGACTGACACAGAATGACCTAAAAAGAATTGGAGGGCTGACGAGAGTCTCAAGGGAGTATGGGATTCAGTTTAAGCGAACTGGAAGAGAACAAAAGAAAGCGCTGGGAGCAGGACAGAGAATCCGTCCGAGCCGGGCGTTTGAAAAAGAACGGGAGGCGAGGAAACAGGGACTGCACTATGCGGATTTACAGAAAGCGGAGACATTAAGGCTTTATGGGAGGGGTGAACGATGAAACGAATTTACATAGCGGGAAAAATCACAGGATTAGATCGTCAAGAGTATATCAGGCGATTTCTACATGCGGAAAATATGCTTGTTGAGAAATTTGAGATTGTAAACCCGATTTCCCTGGAGAGATTGAACCTTGATGACAGTCTGCACCGAGACGCAATCATGGAAATCTGTAAAGTGCTAATCAGTACCTGCGACGCAATCTATATGCTGTCGAACTGGGAAAGCAGTCCGGGAGTACGGATGGAACGGGATTATGCGAAGTCTTTAGGATTAGCGATTTTGTACGAACAGGAGGAAACATGAAGAACTGGGAATACAACAACGAATTTACAGAGGACGCGAAGTCACTTGAACAGCAGGCGATTGAAAATTTTACAGAAACGATATTGCTTGCAATAACAAGCAAGCAACAAGCAAGTTATAAGCAGATAAAAGATTCCTTTGGTGGATTTGATTTTTATGAGCACTACAAGAAAACTTATGACTGGTTAAACAGTGAACACAAGGAGGGATAGAGATGATCCGAGAAGGCGATGTAATACAATTCAATGAAACGCACAAGTGGACTGGAGTACTTGGAATTGTAGGAGAAATCAAACAAGAGAGGATCATGGTCGGGGTACCGATTCCTCAAAAGGGAACAGCATATATTTACTGCAAAAAAGAAAATATTGAGCGAGTTGGTGAAGCGATCTTTATCGCTAAATAATACACCGTTTCCCCGCAGGCAGTTCAACGCAAAAAATAAAAAGAAAGGAAAAGCGTTCCCCTTTTATTCTAATGTCTGCGGGGAGAAAGGAGGGCAAAATGGCAAGAGAACGAGTAAATAACATAGACTTTGACGAAATTAAAAAAATTGCATCAAAAAAAGGATTAACTTTTAGAACGTTAAGCGAAAAAATCGGGTTTGATCACAGCTATCTCGCACACAGACGGCAGATGGGGTGGCTATGGAGCAATACGGTAGAATTAATCGCAATGATTTTGGAAGTTGATAAACACACGTTGTTAAAGACAGAGCCGCAAAAAGCAGAATCGAAAGAAACAGAAAAAGGAACTGGAATGAATCAATATATCATTGAGCAATTCGGAGAATTGCAGGCGGCAATATCTATGCAGACGAAAATGATCAACAATCTGATTGACGATCTGATTGTTTTGCACAGAGAGATCAAGCAATATAAAGATCGATAATGCAAGGGGAATGGAGGGACTATGAGGATTATCAGAGTGTTTCCGCGAAAAACAAGTTATACACCAGAGGATCAATACGTATTTATAGGGCCTCCGCCGATGCGCATTTTTATACCTGACCATGACGAGGTGCATGTATCCTGCGCCTTTACGTGGGATAAAGAAACCTGCCAGGAACTGGCGTACCAATGGATGGCGGCTACAAACAAACCGGTCAGACTTGGCGGTCCTGCGTTTGGAAGCCCAGCGGAAGATTTTATTCCAGGGCTTTATATGAAGCCCAATATCATTTTTACAACGCGCGGGTGCAACAATAATTGTCCGTGGTGCATCGTCCCAAAACTGGAAGGGCGGTTGAAAGAACTGCCGATCTATCCGGGAAACTGGGTTCAGGATAACAATTTCTTACAAGCAGATCGAGCACACAAGGACAAAGTGTTCGACATGTTAATGTCGCAGAAGCAGATATGTTTTAAAGGTGGGTTGGAAGCTGACCGGATAGACGACCATTTTGTAAATGCCATTACCAGTCTACGAATAAAGGAGCTGTGGCTGGCGTGCGATACAGACTCCGCCATTCCGGCTTTTCGCAAAGCCTGTGAAAAGCTGAGAAAAGCGGGATTTAACCGAAATAAACTGAAGTGCTATGTTCTTTCAAGAGGCGAGGATATGGATGCAGATGAAGCAAGGTGCCGAGTAGTGTATGAGGCGGGGGCAATGCCGTTCATGCAACTGTACCGGGATTTTTCAGACAAAAAGACAGAATACAGCGTGAAATGGAACCGGTTCGCTCGACAATGGCAACGTCCGGCAGCAATTAAGGCACACATTGAAAAAGGTACAAGTTGGGAGGACTATGGAACGTGAATGGAGGGGCTATGAACGATTTAATCCGAAGAAAAGACGTAGAGCAGATGCTTGCCGCGCTGGGCGGCTGCGATGCATCGGATAAAGAGGCGGCAGGCTGGGACAAGGCTATTGACGCTGCGATTATTGAATTGGGAGAGATTGATTCTGCCAACGAATGGATAGTGGACGCAATTGAAAATATGATTAAGCATTTTAGTGAATGCCAAAATGATGCAATCGAAAAATGGAAGGAATGCCGTGAAAGTGAATCTCTTGGGAGAATGGTCGCCTTCAATCAGAGGATGGAATTTATTATTGATGAATTATTAGGACGGCATAAGGAGAATTGAGATGATAGATGAAAAGAAGTTGATAGCGGAAATGGAAAAATTACCACTCATACACGGTCGATACGATAAGAAAAATGCAAATCCTTATTTTATAAATGGAGCTGAGTCCATGTATGAAATGATTAGAGAACTGGTAGAACGTCAGCCCAAAGTTAACGAGTGGATTCCATGCAGTGAGAGACTGCCAGAAGTACCAGAGGATACAGACGATAAAGATTGTCCAGAGTTTAATGTCATGATTGAAGGTGCTAGTATAGCAACAACACTTAAATATAGCCAAGATGGCGCATGGTTTGATGATTTAGGGCAGGTATATGAGGTGATAATGTGGATGCCATTACCAGAGCCGTGGGAGGAGGGAAATTAGAAAGATGAAGTTAAAAGAATTTCAAAACAAATACCATATCCGCAGAATTGAATTTGACAACGTAAAGCCGGTTGACGAAATTGAGGAATATGGAACCGATCAACTTATCTGTCCATATTGCGGTGCCGTGAATGAGTACGAAGCAGAATCCATAGACGAAATCGTGAGAGGAACACCGTGGCAATGCCGTGAATGTGAGAAATGGTTTTATGCAGAAGGCGAATTTTCGATGGAAACAACCTGCACACCGATAGAAAACAAAGTGTTAGAGCCATTTACCAGGGGGAGTATTGAGAGAGCCTACAAGCACATGGACGAATGTGCAGAGTGTGGCTGCGAGTGGGAAAGTCCGTTTGGAGTGGTCGAGTTTACCACATATAAGGAGTTTGCAGAGCCATTGTTTGAAAACGAAAGAAATGGAGAAGAAAAATGAAAAGAGTAAACAGAGCGCAGTTGAGGGGAAAGCCTCTTGACGAAGATTGTAAAAAAGCAAATATAGTAAAACATGAGTATGGTCCGAAGGATAACAGAATATTTTGCTATGGCGTGTGTAATGGATATAACGATTACGAAATAGCAGAGAAATGCCGCGAATGCAAAGCATATGCGTATAATGCAGAACCGTGGGAGGGAGAATGATGTACGGATACATTAGTGGATTTACAGATACCGATAATATTACATACTGCCCGAAATGCGGATCCGAAATATCAGATCATTATAGCGACGGAACAGCATGGTGCAGAGAATGTGATTTTCGTTTTGGCGTTGTAGAATGTGAGGAGGAATGATATGGACGAAAAAGCAAAGCTTATAAGAGACTACGCCCGAATGTGCAAAAGCAAAATAGGAATCGATTGTGACGAGTGCGAATTGAACAAGAACAAAAAATATAGTTCGTGCGAACTCTTCATGATGAAAGAGCCTGAAAAAGCCGTTGAAATTATAGAAAAATGGTCTGATGAACACCCAGTCAAAACAAGACAAAGTGTATTTTTAGAGCGGTATCCGGATACCACAAAAGATGAAAATGGAGTAATTGATATAGCGCCATGTGTCATAGAGAGGAGTCGATTTAGAAAAAATAGTGAGCGCATTTGTAATACACCAGAAAAATCTTGTAAACAATGTAGAAATGAGTATTGGAATGAAGAGGTGGAATGATGCGATACGAACAGCTAAAGACCGGCGATATCTTTGCAGATCAGTTCGGTGTATACATAAAAACAGACTTTGGAGCCGCAGTCAATCTGAGAAGCGGAAAGCCTGCAATGTTTGAGGTCAGGGAAGAAGTAGAGAAGCGGTGCTGTGGGACATGCTGCCATTACAGGACAGGGCGATGTGCAAATGGTGACAGCGGAAATGTTGGTGAAACTGTAGATCGATTATGGAAATGCAAGGAATGGGAGGGATTGATTTGAAAAACAGAGATAAATTTAAAGAAGAATTGATTGAAGCTTGTAAAGATGCAAATTTTCATGTATTTTTTAACGAACATATCACACCTGCATATCATTGTGCTACTTATGGGGATATAGGCATAGAAAAAAGAATATTACTAACGATGCTCTGGCTCGATGAAGAATATCAGGAGTCAGAAGTGGATTGGAGCAAGGTTGAGGTTGATACGCCGATACTGGTAAGCATGAGTGGTCAAAATTGGAAGCGCAGGCATTTTGCAGGATACCGCAATGGGACAGTATATGCCTTTAAGGATGGCGCGACATCGTGGACAATAAACTTAAAAACCGAATGGCCATATGTCAAGCTGGCAGAGCCGCAGGAATAGGAGGATATGATGAAGATACAAATAGGAGAACGGATATACCTGAACAGCGATAGCCAGTGCTATTGGATCACACAGGAAAAAGAGGTCAAGAGGGGAAGCAATGCCGGAAGACTCACAGAGAAACGCATCACGGGTTATTTCCGAAACCTCACAGACCTGCTCAGCGACATACCAGAGCGCAAAATCAGAGAATGCGATGCGGAGACTATGAAAGAATTAAAAGGCGTTGTATCCAGCACTGAGAGCCTTGTGAGGGAGATTGTAGACAAGCTGTCCGGGTTTAATAAGGAACTCGAGATTGATGAGGACACATTTCCGATGTAGAAAGGAGCGACATGAAGCAATTAGAGGATTATTGGGTGTTTGACATTACAAGATTTATCTTGGATTATCCGCTGAATAAACAGAGATTAAATGAGAAGCGTGCAGAGCTGCAAGAAATCACACAGGTAAAATCTCCCAATATGGAATATCCTCCTGGAACACCAGGAAGAGGGGACTGCGTAGCTTCTGCAGTAGAAAGGAAAGAGTGTCTCGAAAAAGAAATTAAGCAGCTTGAAAGAATTACGTCCGCGTATGAAGGCGCATACAGAACTTTAAACAAAGAAGAAAAGCAGACGCTGGAGTACCTCGCATTATCAATTGATGCAGTTAAGGATAAAACGTGTTATTCAGAAAGACAGATATACAGACAGAGAAAAGCGCTGAAACGTAAATTCAAAAAAATGCTTTGTGTTTAAAAATGTGTCAGTGCTGACATGGGATTTCTGTGATATAATGATATTGCGTAAAAAAGTCAAGAAAGATATTATCCAAAGCAGGCACTCGATCCGGGTGCCTTTTCTATTTACAAAATATGTTTGATTACTATGGATCAAAATGGAAAAAGAAACGAAAGCATATCCTGAGACTAGATGGATATGTAGACAGGATAGAGAAGCGATACGGCAGGACAGTAGAGGCTAATGTCGTACATCATATCTATCCCGCAGAAGAATACCCGGAATATGCTTGGCAAGACTGGAACCTTATCAGTGTTTCTCTTGCGAATCATAATCGATTAGAAGACAGAAGCACGGGAGAGTTAACAGAGATGGGATTGGCATTGCAAAGAAAGACAAAGCCGGGAGTAGATTGGAGGAAGAAATGATAGGTAGCGATGCGAAAGCGATATGCAAATGTCTTGGTGACTTAACGAGAGAAATTTATTTATTAAGGCAGATGCTGGAAAAGCATTTTGAAGAAATAGAAATAAAAGATTTGAAAGCTGAAGGAAGGGAGATAATCCCCCCCCTCCTATCGAGTGAGTAGTCCTGCGCCTGGCTAC